TTGTAGGTGGGTTAGAAAAACTTGAAACTCACGCCACAGATTATCCAAATAGAATTCATATGCATACAGGAGCACCAGTAGGACCAGTTTCATTTGCTCCTGCAGGTATACAAGAACCAACTGATAGGTCAGATCGAACGGACTTTAGAGGTTCTAAATCATATAACATGTGGAAAAAACATATTGATAAAGTAGTTAATACGTTAGGGTGGAAATTTGTAGATTGGAGCGGTGAAGATAAGAAAAATATAATAGATACATCTAAAAAAGAACCAAAAAAGCAAGAAAGATCCAAATATGCAGCAGCTGGAATAAAAGCTGATGTAAAAGATGTAAAGAAACGAGAAAAACAAGCAAAAAAGCTATCAGAAGGACTTTTATTAGAAGGCGGAGCTTATGGTCATATGTCACATCCCTTTGATGATAAAGGTTTAACGTTTGGAGACTTCAAAGAAATTATAAAAATATCACTTCAAGGTAATTTGGATCTTGAACAAGGAGCGACTGAAAAAACTGACGGACAAAATTTATTTATAACTTGGGACGGTAAGTTAAAAGCAGCAAGAAACGGTGGAGATCTTAAAAAAGGTGGAATGGATGCTAAGGCAGTAGCAAAGAAGTTTGCTGGTAGAGGTAATATAGAGAAGGCATTTACATATGCAATGAAAGATCTTTCGAAAGCAATTGGCAGTTTAAGTGATAAACAAAAAGAAAAAATATTTGATGGTGGAAATAATTGGGTAAATATGGAAATCATGTACCCAGCATCATCAAACGTAATAATGTATGATGCACCATACTTACAATTTCATAATGTTCTAAAATATAAAGATGGAACTGCAATTGGAGCGGTTTCAGATGGAGCAAGAATACTTGCTGGAATGATTCAACAAGTAAATCAAAACGTACAAAAGAATTTTAGTGTAATTGGACCAAAAATATTAAAAGTTAAACCACATCAAGATTTCTCAGCAAAACAATCTTACTTTCTTGCAAAAATAAAAAAGTTAATGTCACCGTATAATATGAAAGACACATCAACATTTGCAGAATACCATCAAGCTTGGTGGGAAGAATATGTAATTAAAAATTTAGGCGATTTAAGCAATGAAGTAAAATGGCCACTTATTCGTAGATGGGCATTCTCAGAGAAATCGTTTAGATTGAATGCAAAAAATATTCCATATCCAGATATTCTTGAAAAAGCTAAACAAATCGATAAACAAAAGCATCAAGCACAAGTAAAAAAGAATATGTTGCCATTTGAAAAATTATTCTTCGAACTTGGAGCGGAAGTACTAAAGAATGTTGAAAATTTCCTAGCTGCAAACCCAGATAAAGCAATTCAAAATATCAGAAAGCAAGTAGCTGCAGCTGTTAAGCACGTTCGTAAAGGAGGTGATCTAAAAAACATTAACAAGCTGAAAGCTCAATTGGAAAAAATTCAAGGTATTGGTGGATTCAAAACGATAGTACCATCAGAGGGATTAGTATTTATATATAAGGGAAACACTTATAAATTGACGGGTGCATTCGCTCCAATAAATCAAATTACTGGAATGTTATACTTCTAGATATTTATATAGGGAAAATTATATGGCTAAACAATCACAAATAAAATTAGATAACATGTTGAAAAGTATCAGTGAAGCAACTGTAACTGGTGCTGGATCAACTGGTACTGGTATTCTAACTGGTGATGCTTGGCCTGATGGTATATATGTTAAAGCAGGAAGGAGAAAAATTTTATCTCCATCTGGATTGATGAGAGGTATGACGCAAATGGATTTTCCATTAGCTGATGCCATATATGATAATGATGAAGAATATGCAGGCGAACTTAGAGATGATACACCTCCACTAAGCCCAGTTCAAAGAGTTTGGAGAGGAACTGGACCAAATAAATATCAAATTCCACCTGAGAGTTTGAACGGAACACATCTAGCAAATGGTAAAGAAGAAAACTGGTGGTGGGCTGGTCACATATCACCAGACAGTGCACCAGAACAAGGAACACCAGAAAAATCTGGAAGAGACGGTGATAGATTCACATCAGATTATTTAAGAGTACAAGATAAAAATACATCCATACATAAATTGGATAAAAAGAAAAGATATCATAGCGGCACTATTGTAAAAAGTCAAGCTCCTGTAAAGAAATACGCAGATAGAGTATCTTTCAATAAATCAAAACTAAAAAATCAACCTAAGGACTGGTGGAATCTTGGAGGCAAAGGTCCTATGCAGGATGGAAAAATAAAATTAAAAGATTTAATTTAAGGAGAACATAAATGGGAAGAGTAGATTCATACAACGCTAATAATGCTACAAGTCAAGTTGGAGTGCAAAGTCGGTTAGGTGGCACATCAAGAGTACACACGATAGCTGCTTCAACACAATTTGATTTATCTGGTTCAGACGCAGGTAATCATGGATTCTTGCAAGATGTTGCATCAGCTAATACAAAATATCACTTTTGCGATGGATCCATACTGGCAGGTAATCTGTTAGCAGTAGATACAGTATATGAATATGAGTTAAGTAAAATTGTAACTCATAGTGGAACACAAGTAGTAGTATTCTGGAAGTAAAAATATGAAAAAGGCTATATCAGAAGCCAAAGTTCAGCGTATGCGAAATCTTGTCACTGGCAAACACAACGCAAAAACTGGAACACAAATTGGTTATAAAAAGAAAGAAGAACGACATGTCGAGGGAGATGTGTGGGAAGAACGAGGAAAGACTTGGACTATAAAAAATGGTATCAAGCAAAACTTCACAAAACTTACTGAACTGCGAAAGTCGATTAGGACACCATTATGTTGTCCTGAATGTGGCAATCGCATGAAAAAACGGTTAGATAAAAAATTCTACAAACTTAGAAAGAAGTGCTTTGATTGCAATGTTGCAGACGAACATAAAATGAGATTGGAAGGAACATATGACCAATACGAACGTAAAACTATTGGCAATAAACTCGATACTATGTATGAAAATGTAAAAGATGTATTCAAAGAATATGTAGAGAGTGTGAACAAAGATTATATAACAGAGTCCGGACATAAGGAAGAATGGTTCGGAGGATTAACTAAAGAGCAATATCAACAAATGTCAGATGTTGAGTTGGAAAAATTAAAAACTAAGATAGATAATTATAAAAAAGGAAAAGAGTAAACATGAAAAAGTTATGGAAAGTACTAGCAGCTATAGGAGCTATTGTTGTTGGTATATTAGCAGTATCGTCAAAAGGTGATAAGAAACAATTCAAGAAAGATTTGAATAAAAATAAAAAGAAAATTGACGATGTCAAGAAAAAATCATCTGCAGTAGAATCAAAAAAGAAAGAAACTAAGAAGAATATATCTAAGACAAAATCAAAAATAAAAAAGACTGCTTCTAAGAAAAAATCAACAACCTCAGCAAAAAATAAAGCCAAAAGCTTTAAGAAAAAATACGGAAAAAAATAATGAAGAATATCTTAATTATAATGTTGAGTATGTTTTCTCTAAATCTATTTTCACAAGATACAGTAAGCATACCACAATCAGAGATAGATGAAATTATAGCTGTCATGGATACGTTGATGGAACAAGATTCAATAAACAATATCCTTATAGAACAACAGCAATTACAGATACATAATTTCGAAACATTGATGAAGCAAGATAGTATGTTGCTAATGTACAAAACGCAGGAAATATGTTTATTGAATGATCAAATTGATCTTTATAATAAGAGATTGAATCAAGTCGATAAGTGGTATAACAAAAGATGGGTTGGAACGATATTGGGAGTAGTCGGCACAGCAGCCATTATCCATGTGATCGACTATTCTTTGCCACGATAATATAATGTAAGGTAAATAAAATATATATTTATATATAGTATGGCCAAACAAAATCTCAAAAGTATAATATCATCTGAATACACTAAGTGTGCAAAGGATCCAGTATATTTCATGAAGAAATATTGTATGATCCAACATCCCACACGTGGAAAGATACACTTTAATCTATACCAATTTCAAGAAAGAGCTCTGGACGAGTTTGCAAATAACGATTACAACATCATATTGAAATCTAGACAGTTAGGAATATCCACCTTATCAGCTGGATATTCATTGTGGTCGATGATATTTAATCAAGACTTCAATGTGTTAGTAATTGCAACCAAACAAGAGGTGGCTAAAAATCTAGTTACTAAAGTAAGAGTAATGCACGAATATTTACCTAGCTGGTTAAAAGGTAATACTATAGAGGATAATAAGTTAAGTCTCCGTTTTGCAAACGGATCTCAAATCAAAGCAGTATCAGCTGCAGGAGATGCAGGTAGATCGGAAGCATTATCATTACTCGTAATGGATGAAGCAGCTTTTATTGATAAGATTGGAGAGATATGGGCTTCTGCACAACAAACATTAGCAACTGGTGGTAAGTGTATTATATTATCAACACCAAATGGAACTGGAAATTTTTTCCACAAAACATGGGTGAAGGCTGAAGCAGATGAAAATAAATTCAATACTATAAGATTACATTGGACAGTACATCCAGAACGAAATCAAGATTGGAGAGATGAGCAGGATTCACTATTAGGTCCTAAAATGGCATCTCAAGAATGTGATTGTGATTTTATATCATCTGGTCATACCGTAGTAGAAGGAAATCTACTTCAATGGTTCAAAGAAACGTATCAATTGGATCCACAAGAACGTAGAGGGATTGGTGGTGATTATTGGATCTGGGAATATCCAGATTATTCAAAGAATTATATGGTCGTTGCCGACGTCGCGAGAGGAGATTCATCAGATTACTCTACATTTCATGTGATGGAGGTAGAGACTGTTTCCCAAGTAGCAGAGTTTAAGGGACAGCTATCGACTAAGGAATTTGGAAATATGTTAGTCAACGTTGCAACAGAATGGAACAATGCATTGTTAGTTGTAGAGAATGCAAACGTAGGTTGGGCAGCTATTCAAGTAGCTATTGATAGAGAATACAAGAATTTATACTATACATATAGAAACGATGGTGTTACTGACTTCGAGGTAGCTATGGATAAGGGATATGATCTAAAAAATAAGTCCCAAATGGTTCCAGGTTTCACAACATCAGCAAGAACTAGACCACTTTTGATATCGAAACTAGATATTTATTTCAGAGAAAAGGAATGTGTTGTCCGTTCTAAACGGTTGATAGACGAGTTGTTTGTCTTCATTTGGAATGGTTCAAAAGCGGAGGCGCAACAAGGGTATAACGATGATTTGGTGATGGCATTTGCTATTGGTTTATACGTACGTGATACAGCACTCAAGTTAAGACAACATGGTTTGGATCTAAATAGAGCAGCTCTTTCGTCGTTGGGCAACTCTAAAACTAAAAGTGTATACACATCAAACGACAATTACGTTCCAGGACAGTGGGACACAAATATGGGAGATCATACTGAAGATCTCACTTGGTTATTATAGGAGAAAAATAAAATGGCGGATACTACGTTTTTCGGAAGGTTAAAAACATTATTCAATACTGGAACAATAATGCGTCGAGGATTAGACGGACGAGTTCGAGTAACGGATACAAATAAACTGCAATCGGTTGGAAATTTAGCAACTAATAAGATTGTAGATAGATATTCAAGATTGTTCGGATCTCAAACACAACAATCATCATTTGGTACAGCAGCAAACTTCCAATCGATGAGACTACAATTATTTACAGACTATGAATCTATGGATGAGGATTCAATCATATCATCAGCTTTAGATATATATGCAGATGAATCTTCATTAAAGAATGAATATCATGATGTTTTGAATATCGAATGTGAAAATGATGAAGTTCAAAAGGTATTACATAATTTATTCTATGATGTTCTCAATATAGAATTTAATCTCTGGCCGTGGATTCGTAACATGGTAAAATATGGTGATTTCTTTTTGAAATTAGACATAACAGAGAAGTTTGGAGTCACAAACGTCTCACCAGTTTCATCATATGAATTATTCAGAGAAGAAGGATTCGATCCAAACGATCCTGAAGGAGTACGTTTTGTGCATGAAACCTTAATGGGAACTAACATGAGCTCATCCGGACAAAATAAAACCCATTACGAGAATTATGAAATAGCTCACTTCAGACTATTGTCAGATACAAACTTTTTACCTTATGGTAAATCGATGATTGAAGCAGCTAGAAAGGTTTGGAAACAGTTAACTCTTATGGAAGACGCAATGTTAATCCATAGAGTAATGAGAGCTCCAGAAAGAAGAATATTCAAAATTGATATAGGTAATATACCACCAAATGAAGTAGAAAACCACATGAACCAAGTTGTCAATAAGATGAAGAAGGTTCCATTTGTTGATAGACAAACAGGACAATATAATCTTAAATTCAACATGGAAAATATGTTAGAAGATTACTATCTTCCAATAAGAGGTGGACAATCAGGAACAGAAATAGACACATTATCTGGAATGGAATTCACTGGAATTGAAGATATAGAGTATTTAAGGAATAGAATGCTAGCAGCACTTAAAATTCCGAAAGCATTCTTAGGATATGATGAGAATATCGAAGGAAAAGCAACTCTAGCAGCAGAGGATGTTCGATTTGCAAGAACGATAGAAAGAATTCAAAAGATTGTTGTATCAGAATTAACAAAAATTGCAATCGTTCACTTATATTCACAAGGATTTGATGATGAAAAATTAGTTGATTTTGAATTAACATTGACAAATCCATCAATGATATACGAACAAGAAAAGATTTCTCTTTGGAACGAAAAAGTAAGCCTTGCAGCATCGATAAAGTCAGATAAGATACTATCATCTGATTGGATATATGAAAATATTTGGGGAATGAGTAAAGAGGAGATAGAATCCCAGAATGAAGGATTAGCTAAGGATGCAAAGGAAACTCACAGGTTGACTCAACTAGAGGATGAAGGTAATGATCCACAAGTAACGCAAGAATCTTTTATAAATGGAGAGCCAAGATATAAATCAGCTTTTGATTTGAGTGAATTAGAAGAAGACGAGCATGAAGAAGGAGCTTTAGGTAGACCAAAAGAAAGAACTAAATACAATACAGATAAGCATGTACGAGATAGAGATCCAATTGGTAAAAAAGCTCGTGGAAAAGGAAGGGATGCTGATAGAACTGTAAAACATAAATATAAAAACGGAAGTGCACTAGCGCGAGAAGCTAAATTATCAACGGCAAAATCTATAAAAAATCGAATGCCAGCTGGTAAAACTAAAAATATAATAAAAGAAACGTTTAGCATTAAGCAGGACCAAGTTGAACCTAGGTTATTGGACGAACGAAACTTAATAGACTTGGACTAAACTGACATAAAAGTGAGTCAAATACATATTTATTTATAGTATGTAGGTACCAAAAATAGGAAAGAAATTATGGCTAAATCAAAACATTCGAAAGTAAAAAATACAGGGATATTGTTTGAATTGCTAGCTCGCCAGCTGACTGCAGATACATTAAATGATGTGCAAAACCCAGCTGCAATAAAAATTATACGTGAATTTTTTGTAAAGAATACCGTATTAAAGAAAGAGCTACAATTATATCAGAGTCTAATGAAACAGAAATTTGATAGTGAACCAAAAGCATCACAATTCATAGACGCTGTGTTAAATGAAAGACGTAAGCTTACTAACAAAACATTAGCTAATCAAAAATATAATCTGATTAAAGAAATTAAAAAGCATTATGATCTAGAAAAATTCGTTGCATCACCAGTCGCGAAGTACAAACAATATGCATCCGCATATAGATTATTTGAATCATTATCTGATAGAGAGATTAACGATCCAAAAACAATTATGCAATGTAGAATAACATTAGCTGAGAGTATAATTACTCATCGTGCTAAAGAAAATAAGGCTAAGCAGTCGATTGTTGAAAAGTTCTCAAGTCATGATGAGGATACAAGATTATTGGCATATAGAATATTGGTAGATAAATTCAATAATAAATACAAAGGACTAACATCAGAACAGAAGACTCTTCTAGAGCAATATATCAATAATGTATCTAATAAAAAAACTCTCGCAGAATTCATAAACAAGAGAGCGAATAGTTTGTATAAAGCATTAAGCTCTGAAAAGAAAAGAGTAAAAGATAAAATAGTTACAATCAAATTAAATGAAGTAATTAAACATCTAAAACCATTAACTACAATAAAATCCATCAAGGATAAGCATATTCTTAACATGATGAGATATTATGATTTGAAAACGGAGCTAAAGAATGTCTCTACAAGACGAACTAGACAAGTTGTTTGAGGATTATCTTAAAGAAGATGAACTAGATGAAACAAGCACATCCGGAGCGACTCCAGGATACCAAACTCCATTTGCATTTGGTGATGATAGTGAAGGATCCAAAAAGAAACGAAAAAACTATTCTACCTCAAGCACTGGATATAAAGTAGTAGGAGAAAATAAAATGAAGCACTCAGATATTATCAAACATACTTTAGGATTAAGTGAAGTAACGTATAAAACGTATAAGCAAGATGAGTCAATGTCTCAGAAGAAAAAGGTAAATCTTGCTATTAAAGAAATGAGTAGAAAGTTATACGAAATAGAACGAGCAGTTTCCCAAAATATAAAGTTAAAGACGGAAGTAGGTGTAGAAGGAAGATCTTATTGGAAAGCTACAAAGCAAAGATTGGGAAAGATTTCTGAACGTCTAGTTAAGATAGCAGGAAGTATTAGAGAGTTGGGATCGTAATGAAACAGCTCGATGAAAAATTATCTTCAGCAGCTAAGGTAGCTATTGGTGCATTGATATATCAGCAAGTCAAAAAGATGAAGCAGAATATCAATTTGGCAAATAAAAAGGCAGATCTTGCTAATAGTGAGATTGAAAAGAAGGAAAAAGAAATAAACGACCTTCAAAAGCGATTACAGACGGTAGCATCAGCGGGAGAAGACTTAGGGAAAGCTATTATCAACAGGCCTAGCGGTGGATTTGAAAAATCTCAATTAGATCAGATACGAAAGATGATTAGAAAAGAGGTTGGAAGGATTCTTTTTGATATTTATAAACTAAGAAACGCGTGGGCAAATAGATCCTAAGGAGACGACAAATGGCAAAAGAACTTTTAATAGATTATACAACATTCCAAATAACACCTCAGATGATTAAAGAATCTGAAGAAGCTAACGGAGGACGTGTTATTGTACAAGGAGTGTTGCAAAGATCTGGAGCAAAAAATCAAAACGGAAGAGTTTATCCAAAAGATATTTTAGCTCGTGAAGTGGAAAATTATAAAAAGGTTCAAATAGCTGAGAGAAGAGCTCTTGGAGAATTAGATCATCCAGAATCATCTGTAGTAAATTTACAAAATGTTTCACACAACGTACAAGATGTATGGTGGAAAGGAGATGATGTAGTAGGAAAAGTAGAGATTCTAGGAACACCGTCAGGAAATATACTAAAAGAATTACTAAAAGCAGGTATTAAATTAGGAATATCTAGTAGAGGGTTAGGATCAGTTAAATCAATAGGTGAAAACACGGTAGCGGTAGAAGATGATTTTGAATTGATATGTTGGGACTTTGTTTCAAATCCTTCAACGCATGGAGCTTTTATGGCACCAGTAAATGAAGGTGTAAATAACCAAGCAAGTGAATGGGACGTATGTGATAAGTATTGCAAAACGAATTCAATCATTCGTGATATATTAGGAGATCTATAATGAGTAAATATGTAAATAAAAACGGTAAATTCAATCATGGAAAGTGGTTAAGAGAAAAATCAATACAAGGATCGTTAAATGAAAACGCTGGTAGTGATTTTCAAAAGCAGTTTGAATTCAAAGCTGATGAGTTTATGGAAACTTACCTTACTCACTTCGAAATGATGGTAGATGAAGATAAAATGCCGAGAAGTGAATTTAATAAATTAGACAAAATGTGGACGTCTTGTAAAAAAACAATGGAAAAAATGACCGATCAACTTAAAAAGACATCAACAAAGTACCTTTAGGAGAAATATAATGAAATTAAAAAAAATATACGAATCGTTTGAAAGCGATAGACCAAAAGTAACGAAGGAAGATAGAAAGGCTTTCTTAGAAAACATTAGCAATTTCTCCTCGTTCGGAAAAAATATCTATAGAGAAGCTTCTCTAAAAGAAACAGTACAATCTATCAAAGAATTAACGGAAACAGCAGGACATATAGCTTTATCAGAAGGTGATGATTGGTTCGACAATATGTCAGTAAAAAGAGATATGACTGAAGTATCTCGAGCGACTAAATTATTTGAAAAAGCAGCAAAAGAAATGAGCGTTCTACAACAACGTACTGAATCTTTATATGAAGAGATAGGTATGAGATTATCTAAATATTTCGATATGAATGAAGCTACAGATCACATAGATGATACAGAAGCTGCAACTAAATTCGATGCAATGAAAGATAAAGATGTAGATAATGATGGTGAAGTAGACGATCAAGACTCTTATTTACATCATAAATTAGGTGTAGTAGCAAAAAAATCGGATAAGTAAATTAAATGGCACGTGTAACTAAATCTACGTTAAAAGGATATTTTCAAAAGGGAAGTATTCCATCTCAAACAGAGTTTGAGAGTTTAATTGATACGACAGCAGCACCAACATCAACATCTGTGGATTATGGTACTGGAGTTCAAGGGACTGGTGATACATACCAACTAGATATAGCAGAACTCAATGGCGAAAAAATCACAACGGTTATTATGGATCTTCAAGGGTTGAGTGGATCAGCTGCGGATAATGGAATTATAGGAATAAGTGGATCAGACTCTAGCTATCTATTAAAGTGGGATACTGCGATTCATGGGAATCTATACAAAGTTGACTTAGGTTGTGGAGAAACCTTAGCTGGATCGGTGAATGATGTAGATCTTGCATTCTCAGCTTCAATTCAAAGTACATTTGCAACTGTGACTCAAAGTAATGCAGTAATACTTACTTCAGATTCAGCACGAGACTCAGGTGAGTTCAAAACTACATCAACTATAACGGGAGTGCCATCTACCGATGATTATATATACATGACGAATGGTACATCAGGAACTGCGGGTATATACACAGCAGGAAAACTTATTATAAAATTCTACGGAATATAGTTGCAAAATCAAAAAATATTTCTTATATTTAGTATAAATAAATTTATTAACAAAAATTGTACGTATGCAAAAAGACAAAGGCAGTAGCCAAGATGGAAGGAGAGATAGTGGTCCTCCTCACAAAAATTTCAAAAAAGGATTTCGTAGACCAAGACGTGGTAAACACGAATACTTCATACCAGGAGCACTTGGTATAAAGGTATTGGATGGTAATATTGAGCTAGCACTCAAAAAACTCAAAAAAGAGATGAAGGAAGCTGGAGTAATATCGGAGTATAGAGAACGTAGGTATTACACTAAAAAATCTCAAGTAAAGAGAGTTAAGATGGAAGAAGCTCAACGTTGGCAAAAGAAGCTTGATAGAGATAGAGCTAGATATGACAGGAATACAGTCTGGGATTTCAGAAAAATCCGATAATTATAGCTAAAATGAAGAAAAAGAGTAGAGAAATCTACTCTTTTTTTATATGTATATATATTTATATGTGAATACACTATCAATGATATAGTGTCTAACGAAATCAACAATAATATTGTTAGATTTCTTAAACAAATTCTATTATAGCTCATCAATAGCTATATTTCCAATTAAACATAATATAGGAGAAAAGTAATGGACAAATTACTAAAAGAAGCAATCGCTGATGCTAAAGCTGTTAGAGAAACTGCTATAGCAAACGCAAAACTAGCTCTTGAAGAAGCGTTTACGCCAAAACTTCAATCTATGTTATCTGCAAAAATCCGTGAAGAAGAAGAAGAGGAAGTTGAAGATGTACCGGTTGAAGAACCAGTAGCTGAACCAGCTTTAGATTCTGAAGAAGAAGGGACTTACGAAGGAGAAGAAATGGAAATGTCTACTGGTGATGAAGAAGGCCACGAAGATGAAGAAATGGAAACTGCTGAAGAAGAAGAAATGGAAGCTCCAGCAATGGACGCAGCTGAAGAAGAAGGTGAAGAAATGGCACCGGAAATGGATGCGGCTGAAGAAGAAGAAGCTCCTGCAGACGATATGGAACTTGAAGCAATCATTAGAGAACTTGAAGATGAAATGGGAACTGAAGAAGAAATGGAAGATGAAGAACCAGTAGCAGAACAATCTGATTCATCAGGTGTTGGTAACGGCGACAATAAAGTTGTTGTAGCTGACGGCGATGATGAAGAAAAAGCAGAGACTGAAACTTCACCTGGAAACACCATGGGATCTGAAGACGAAAACATGGACAAGATTTCTGAGAATGCAGAAGAAGGCGAAGAAGAACCAGTTGATCTAGAAGAAATCATCAAATCATTATCAGAAGACCAGTATACTGCTGGTGTAGATGACGGTGAAGCAGGTGAATCAGTAGAACAACCTGAGTCTCCAGTGGCAGAAGAAACTAAAAAACTGAAAGAAGCGTATGCTACTATCAGATTTATGAAAGATAAACTTTCTGAAGTTAATTTGCTAAACGCTAAACTATTATTTACAAACAAATTGTTTAGAAATAATGGTCTTGACGAAGGTCAAAAACTAAGAGTGATCGAAACTTTTGATAGAGCGGGATCAGTTAGAGAAGTAAAATTAGTTTACTCTACATTAGCTGAATCGCTTAAATACGATGCAAAAGCGACGAAGAAAGTTAAAAAAATTACAGAAGGTTTAGCATCAAAACCTTCAAAATCAACAAAACCTGCTGCTAAAGCAACACCTCTTAACGAAGGTAATGTAATGGCTGATAGGTTTAAGAAACTAGCTGGATTGATAAAATAATATCAACAGCTATAATTTATTAGGAGATAATATATGAACGTTTCAGGACTAATACAAGATGCTGGTAATACATACAACAAGCAACTTGACAAGACTCGTGCATTAGTAGGAAAATGGGATAAGACCGGATTATTAGAAGGTATTGACCATGATTATGACAAGCACGGAATGGCCGTTCTTCTAGAAAACCAAGCTCGTCAATTGATTGATGAAGCTTCAACTGGTGGCAGAGGCACAGGCGCTTCTGGTTACGAGGAATGGTCGGGCGTTGCTCTTCCATTGGTAAGAAGAATTTTTGCCGAAATCGCTGCAAAAGATTTTGTTAGCGTACAACCAATGAACTTACCATCAGGTCTAGTTTTCTGGTTAGATTTCAAATATGGTGGTTCAGTAGCTGGAGGAGCATTAAATGGTGCCTTCACTTTGAACGACACAACACAAACTCAAGCGGGTACTTTACATGGTACTACTGACGCTGCTGGTGATCCAACTGGTGGTTTATATGGTGCAGGCTCGTACGGTTTTTCTATTAACAATATAGCAATTGATGACTTAGGTACAGTAGATGATCAATGTGCAACTGCAGCTGTAACTACAGCTCCACAGTTATTCTCAGGATCTTCTGCTTTAGCTACTGACGCAGTATTTAACTGGGATTCAGATTTCTCTGCATCTTATCAATCTACACAAGGTGCAACAGGAACTGGTGATGATACTATTAAGGTAATTAGAGTATTAGCATCTGATATCACTGATATGGACAAGGAAGGTATAAGAGCATTTGTTCTTAAATCTAACGGTACTGGTGAAATCGCTGCTACTTTCCCTCAATTTACTAAATTAGTTGCTGCTGACGGTTCAGCTGGAACAACTCACGTACAGTTTGTTGTATCTGGTTCTATAACTGGTGGTGAAACTGACTTAGGTATTGAATACCACAAAGCTCCAACTGATGTTAACAGAGGTGACTTTGAGCAAGATCAAGCAGGAACTCATGCAAATGCTGAAACTGACTTAGGTATTCCAGAAATTGATGTACAATTAAGAAGTGAAGCAATCGTTGCTAAGACTAGAAAGCTGAAAGCTGTATGGACTCCTGAGTTCGCACAAGACTTAAACGCTTACCACTCTATCGACGCTGAAGCTGAATTAACTTCTATGTTATCTGAGTACGTTTCTATGGAAATTGACTTAGAAATCTTAGACATGTTATTCAGAAATGCTTTAACTAAAGACTACTGGTCAGCTAAAATTGGTGAAACTTATGATGCTGGAACTTCAACATTCTCAGCAGCTGCTGCAGGACCTGAAGCTTATAATCAAGGTACTTGGTTCCAAACTTTAGGTACTAAGATCCAAAAAGTTTCTAATACTATTCACCAAAAAACTATGCGTGGTGGTGCAAACTTCTTAGTTTGTTCTCCAAAAGTTGCAACTATTCTAGAATCAATTCCAGGATATGCTGCTGATACTGATGGAAACAAATCTGACTTTGCAATGGGTGTTCAAAAAGTTGGTGCTCTTAATTCAAGATACCAAGTTTACAAAAACCCTTACATGTTAGAAAACCAAATCTTAATGGGCTTTAGAGGTGGACAATTCTTGGAAACAGGTGCTGTTTATGCTCCATATGTTCCATTGATTATGACTCCTCTAGTTTACGATCCGAAAAACTTCACTCCAAGAAAAGGTGTGATGACGCGTTATGCGAAAAAGATCGTTAGACCAGAATTCTATGGTGTTGTACAGATTAAAGGTTTAGACGCTATTTAATAGTTAACTATTGATAATTGATTTATTAAGAGACCCGCCTAGTGCGGGTCTTTTTTTTGCTTGTATATACGTATATTTTGATATTTATACTAAAGGATATATTATCCTTGTAATCCTAAACCCAAATAATAGGAGAGTTCACATGGCAAAGTACAAATTCGCAAACGATCGTCCAAAAAACAACAAAAAAGGTTACAGATTCTTACTATCACTTAACGAAGAACAAAAAAAAGCAAAAGGAGAGATTTACCACAACACAATTTCAACAATTATCGGAAAAGCAGGTTCTGGAAAAACATTACTAGCGTGTCAAATTGCACTACATCAATTACTTGAAAAACACATAACAAAAATAATAATAACAAGACCAACAGTGTCTAAAGAAGATATGGGACATCTACCTGGAAACATTAAAGAAAAGATGGATCCATGGGTAGCTCCGATATATTCAAACATGTATCAGTTATTAAGAAAGGAAAGAATTGATAAAATGATTCAAGATGGGCAAATAGAAATAGTGCCGGTATCGTATATGAGAGGTAGAACATTCTTAAACAGTTGTGTTATTGTTGATGAATGTCAGAATCTAGATAACCAACAAACCTTCATGATTGTGCAAAGAATCGGTAAAGGAAGTAGAATGATGTTCTGTGGAGATAGTGATCAGGTGGATTTGAAGCGACAGATGGATAGTGGATTAGCATTCTTGTCAAAAATTACAAATGTAGAAGGATTACATACGATTAAACTGTTAGAAAATCATAGACACCCAATACTAGATAATTTGATTCCAAAATATACTGAAAAGGGTATATCATAGATATTTATATATACACAAACTAGACTCTAAAGGGAAGTATATGGCAACTACAAGAATATGGGATGGAACAGCAACGTTCACTAGTGGATCGAGTACTCCATTCGGTTTATACGATTCAGATAGTGAATTTCAAACGGAAGCAGTATCAACAGCAAAATGGTGTTGCAAAAGAATGGGATATCCTATTGTAGATATTGAATTAAATCAAGACGGATTATTTGCATGTTTCGAAGAAGCAGTATCAGAATATGGAGCGCAGATAAACTTTCTCAATATTAAAGATAATTTACTGCAAATGCGTGGATCATCAACTGGAAATGAATTGTCAGGTAATAATATTACACCATCTTTAGCTAGAGTGATTGAATTATCACAAGGATATGGATCTGAAGCAGGTGTGGGTGGAAACATTGATTATTTTAGTGGATCCATTTCTGTAACAAGTGGTAGTCAAGTATACGATCTTGATGATTCGTCAGTAACAACATACGAATCAGGAACACCTGGAACAGATAGTATTGAAGTAAAAAGAGTATTTCACCAAGAGAGTCCAGCTATATCTAGATTCTTTGACCCATTCATGGGAACAGGACAAGGATCGCAAGCTATGTTAAATCAGTTTGGATTTGGAGGATCTGCAGCAACTAGCTTTTTAATGATGCCAATGAATGCAGATTTGTTAAGAATACAAGCAATTGAATTTAACGACCTCATTAGAAAATCAGCATATACGTTTGAATTGGTAAATAATAAATTGAAAGTATTCCCATCTCCGCAAGAAAACTATACAATGTATTTTCATTACATCAGAACAAGTCAAAGGAAACCAAGTGTATCAGGAGTTGGTAGTATAAGCGATTTTAGTGACATACCATACAACGCATTAACGTATAGTTCAATAAACGATGCGGGAAAACAGTGGATACGAAAATATGCATTAGCTAGTTCAAAAGAATTGCTAGGAACAATTAGAAGTAAATATGGATCCATTCCAATTCCAGGAGCTGAAACCACTTTGGATGGAGATACTCTTAGGTCTGAAGCTGCGACTGAAAAGTCAGAGTTAATTGTTCAACTTAGAGAAGATTTAGAATTAGCATCAAAACGGAATTTAATGGAACGTGAAAAGGAAATATCTGAATTCCAACAAGAACAACTTAACAGAGTTCCATTACATATATACATGGGGTAATTTATGGCTTTATTTGGAGGAGATAGAGATGTAGCACTTGTACGCACTCTTAATAGAGAGCTGCTAAATAATATCGTAGATACTACTATCGATATATTCAAGATATCCCTATATGATACTAATACTAATTTATACGGTGAATCGTTAAGAAAAATATACAAACCAGGAGTTAGAGTAGCCAGTTTAATCACTCACGAAGACCAAGCATGGTCTTCAGATGAATTCGGACCGGATATGACTCAAACCGCGATGTTTGCATTTCTAAAATATGAGTTAGAAACGGTAGCTGATGTAGTATTGGAAGTAGGTGATGTAATAGCTTGGGATGAAAAGTATTGGGAAGTGGATGGTGTAACTGAAAATCAATATTTTATGGGTAAACACGAAAAGACTACAACTGCAAAAGAAGATAGAAACATTGGTGATATGGTAGTAGGAGATCCAGAATACGGAACACCGCTACAGATAGGAGGATATCAAGAAGTATTCGGATCTAGTTTATCTATAATAGTTAATACTCACCAATCGAGACGAAGCAAGTTGAAGATAGAAGAAATACGAAATGGTTTCAATAGAACGACCAAGGGATTGGGGATTAGAGGAATATAATGTCAGATCGAAAGAGAGAAATAAGAGGATCAGCTATGGGAGCTGTAGTGACGGGAACTGACCCTCTAAATAAGTTAACAGGTGCACCTCAATCTAATATTGCAACTAACCGTGGTGATCAAGTAAAACGGGATGATACTGTTAAGAATTATTATCTAGGTCTGTATGATATAGATGAATGTATTCAATATTATTTTGATAATATAATTCAACCGACGGTAGATGATGGCGATGAATACGTAAAAGTACCAATGATATACGGATCACCAGAAAGATGGGTATCTGTACAAGAAAATGGATATCTTAGAGATCAACAAGGAAAACTGCAAATACCTGCGATTGTTTATAGAAGAACAAGTGTTGCAAAGAATAGAAATTTAAGTAACAAATTAGATGCTAATAACCCACACTTTCACTATACATTTCAAAAACAATACAATAATAGAAACAGATATGATAACTTCGCAGTATTAAATGATATAAAACCAAGCACTGAAAATTATAACGTCGTAATACCAGATTTCGTCACATTAACGTATGAATGTATTATATGGACAGAATATGTAGAGCAAATGAATAAAATAGTTGAATCTATAAACTATGCAGAAGATTCATATTGGGGAGATCCAGAAAAATTTAAGTTTAGAGCGTTAGTTGAAGATTTCTCATCGGAAACAGAATTAGCAGCAGATGTAGATAGAACAGTCAGAACAGCATTTACCATTAGTATGGAAGGATACATAATTCCAGATTCTATGAATAAAGCTCTTGCAGATCAAGAAGTAAAAACATTCGGACCAGTACAAACGGTATTTAATACTAGGGCTGTAGTTGAACAAGGTGGTCAGTTAATTGAAATTGAGGAAAGTCCTCCAACCACAATACCGGAAGAAGTTGTATTCGAGAATAATTATGCAGTAGAATTTGATGGAGTAGATGATTGTATAAATCTCGGAAATAATGCACTAATAAAACCTACTGATAATCTGACATATTCTATTTGGGCAAAACTGGCAGATTGGAGCGGACTTGGCCAACATCAGATAGTTGTACCGATAGGATGTGTTTCAACTGGAGGATGGAAGATAGAGCTCAGAGGAAGTTGGGCTCTAGGTGATGCCATCAAAGTTTCCAGTGATATACGAGTAACGGATACTGGTGCGGGATCAGGCGGATATCTACATACTATAGGTACCCTAGCACTTGACAGTCAATTTGATGTAAACGGATACTCCACAGCTTTAGCTGATAGTAATGGATGGCATCACTTTGCTATGAGTTATCAAAAGGCAACAGGAGTGCACGCATTATACATGAATGGAGTACTAATAGGTCAAGGCCAAGCAGCAGCTGGAGCTGATATATCTTATCTTAATGCATCTGCGCAAGTAATGTTAGGAGGTGATTGGGCTTCTTCTACTTCTGTTGAATCGCCATTCGCTGGCCAGTTGGATGAAGTTGCTATATGGAATGACGTACTATCTGCAGATGAAATAGAAGCAATCTATAATAATAAAGTTCCATTTGATCTTACATCTAATAATGGACTCTATGACAGTAGTGCATCATTACGAGGATATTGGAGAATGGGCGATCCTAGCGGAACCTGGTCTTTCCCAACGATCAAAGATGTACATACTGCACATCCATCATTTACGACTTACTTTGATGGAACTATGATTAACATGTCAGCAGATGATATTGTAACAATTTGAGATAATATATGATTTATGTAATATATAATATGGCTGATGTAGCAGCAATTGAATTCGATAAAATACAACAAGAAAGCCAAGATACTTTGAGGCTATCAAACGATAAAACTAAAACCGTTCTTAAATTCAAAGGTGAAATGCCAGATTTTTTATCTGGTCTGCCACAGTACAATCATTCGGATATTTTATCATTGATGAATACCGCAGAATGGACAACAAATCCTGAATAAGATCAGGTGTTTGGTTCAACTGTTATATATGTATATACAATAAAACTATAATAAGGGAGTTATAAAATGGCAACAGAAGAAAAAAAGTTTGATTCAGAAGAATTAGCAAAGATTAAAGATTTACAAACAAAATATCAAACCATCACTGCTAAGATGGGACAATTAGAAGTAGATCGACTATTATTAGAACAAGCAATGCAAAGATTGGACAATTCAAAAGGTGAATTAACAGCAGAATATGAAGCTACTCAATCTGACGAAAAACAATTCGTTTCAGATCTAAATGGTAAATATGGTGCAGGTAATGTTAATATCCAAACGGGTGTATTTACTCCAAACGAAGCTTAAAATAATATGTTTTGATTTACTTCTGCATATTTATATGCGGTCGACGACCTATATAAATTATCGATAATTAGAGGAGTAAAAAACATGGCTGAAAGAATTGTAAGTCCTGGTGTATTCACCCGAGAAAAGGACCTTTCGTTTATACCACAAGGTGTTGCAGAAATAGGTGCAGCAGTAATTGGTACAACCCAAAAAGGCCCAGCGTTCTGGCCTACACAAGTAACATCCTATACTGAATTTGAATCCAAATTTGGTGGATTGGAAAGAAACCCAACAACATACGTTCCACATACTGTAAGAGAATATTTCGAACAAGGTGGAAATGTAATGACTGTAGTAAGAGTGTTAAGTTCTGCAGATGTGACTGTAACAAGTCCATTAGTGCTTAAAATTAACAACAAACTACCAGTAGCTGCAGCAACTGCAGTAACTAATACTTTTTTAAGTAATAGTAAAACACAAAATGTAGTTGCGGTATTATATCCAACAGAACATGAGTTATCAACTAAAGAAATAGATCTTTCCGGATCTTACCTAACTCCAGCGGATGCTGTTTTAGCAGCTCCAGCTCTTGAAGCTAATACTCCATCAGCATCATTACAAAACTTCGTACTTAATTTATCAGGATCTGGTAATATAGCTGCAGGAACTTCAGTACCAGCAAAAGTATCAGGATCAGGTGATGGAACTGCAGGTGCAGCAGGTAGATTATATGGAATATCAGCATCTTTATTATCATCAGATAATAACTCAATCGATACGGTATTAGGTACAAGTCCTAATTCAAATAAAGAAGCATATGTAAAATACTACAATAAAAATTTCTCAACTATTGATGATGTTAAATCTAATTCCTTTACAATGACAAAAGCTGTAGATCACGTTTACGCTGACGGATATAAAGGAGCTACAACTCCATGGATCACAAACCAACACACTGGTTCAGCTGCGAATAACCTATTCAAATTACATCACTTAGGTCATGGTGAAACTACAAACTATGAGTTAAAAGTTTCAATACTAAACATGAAAGCGGCAAATGGTGGAACGGATACAAAATATCCAACGTTTGATTTACAAATTAGAACGATCAAACAAACTGGTTTACCATTTGATACACCATATACGTATGATGCAACAGATGATAATAGTGCAAACGTAATAGAGGAACATACTGGATTAACATTAGACCCAAGAGATGCAAATTATATTGCAAGAAGAATTGGTGATAGATACTACAAAATCAATGATGAAGGTAAAGTAATTGGTGTTAACACGTATCCAAATGTATCTAGATATGTAAGAGTAGAAGTATCCAATGGGGTAAGCACACAAGGAATACCAGTAACAGATGCTCCATTTGGATATAGAGCGATTGAACAAGCAATTCCAACAACAAACGATCTATACATGCCTTCAGCATCGTTTGTAACAAAACAAGAAGAAACTACAGACGTTTATGAACCGGGTGTATTCTACGGATTTAATTTCGATTTCGATGCAACTGATAATGTAAACTACTTAGCGCCAATACCTTCAACGGCAAATGGTGTAGGAACAAATGTAGACTTCAACTTATCTAACATGCAAGGTCATGTATCAGCATCAGATGTATTGACAGGAAATGTAGCAAATGCTGGACATATGATCTCAATGGGATCTCAAACTCATCAACTGCAAAGAAGATTTATGGTTCCTTTCCAAGGTGGCCAAGATGGAAAACACCCTGCACAGGTTTCTTTGACTGGTAAGAGTATGGGTACAACGAATACATTCGGAATGGACTTTACAGATTCTACATCAGAAGGAACAAAAGCATATAAAAAAGCAATAAATGCTTTATCAAACGCAGATGAATTTGACATCAACTTATTATCAATGCCAGGAATTATTACAGACAATTGTCCTGCAACGATTACTCATGCGATCAATAAGACTGAACAAAGAGGTGATTGCTTCTTAATCTTTGATGTAGCAAAATATGACGATTCCCCAACACAAGTAGTATCAACAATTATTGCAGATGCAGTAACAGACGCAGCTAATTATGATTCAAGCTATGCAGGTACTTACTTCCCATGGTTAATGTATAATGATGCGGTAAATAATATAGTAACACCATTGCCACCATCAGCTATAATGCCAAGTGTATTCGCAGGAAATGATTCAGGCGGTGGAGAACCATGGTTCGCACCAGCTGGTCTTAATAGAGGACTATTAACTGCAATCACTGAAGCAACTACAAGGTTAACTCACGGTGAAAGAGATACTTTATATGAAGGTAGAGTAAACCCAATTGCAACATTCCCTAATCAAGGAGTTTGTGTATGGGGTCAAAAAACTTTACAAAAGAAAAGATCAGCACTTGATAGAATTAACGTAAGAAGATTGTTAATAGCATTGAAAAAATTCATTGCATCGACTTCAAGATTCTTAGTATTCGAACAAAACACCGCAGCAACGAGAAATAGATTCTTAGGTACTGTTAATCCATACTTAGAAAGCGTACAACAAAGAAGCGGTTTACATGCATTCAAAGTAGTAATGGATGATACTAACAATACCCCAGATGTAGTAGATAGAAACAAATTAGTAGGTAATATAATGATCCAACCAACAAGAACGGCAGAATTTATTGTATTAGACTTCACAGTATTACCAACAGGAGCTACTTTTCCAGAGTAAAAACTGAGGAAGATAGATATTTATATTAAAGAGGAGAACTTAGATGGCACAATTATTAGACTCAAATGAAATATTCTTTACACCCTTTGAACCAAAGGTTGCGAATAGGTTCATTATGTTTATTGAAGGTATCCCAGCTTATCTTGTAAAGAAAGCATCAAGACCTACGGTAACATTTGAAGAGGTTGTATTAGATCACATCAACGTACAAAGAAAAATTAAAGGTAAAGCGACGTGGTCAGATGTAACTGTAGAATTATATGATCCGGTTGTTCCATCAGCTGCACAAGCTGTAATGGAGTGGGTTAGATTACACCACGAATCGGTAACAGGTAGAGCAGGATATTCAGATTTTTATAAAAAAGATGTAACTTTTAACATGCTAGGACCAGTAGGTGATAAAGTTGAAGAATGGACACTAAAAGGTGCTTACATCGGAGAAGCAGGATTTGGTGAAATGGATTGGTCAACTCAAGATCCAATGTCAATCTCATTAACATTGAAATACGACTACGCAATACTACAATTCTAAAAAACTATTTATAATTGTACTCATGCAAAAGAACCCAATTATATAAAAGAAATGCCCAAAAACTTGGGCATTTTTTGTATGCATACATATGTATATATAGAACAATATCAATAAAGGAGAATAAGTTATGGCACAACACCAAATGACAGATGAAGAGTTAAAACAAAAACTCGTAGCAGATTCAATTCAATCAGAAACATATAAATTTCCAACAGAGGAAGTTGAATTACCAAGTAAAGGACATTTCTACTCAGATGATAGTCCACTATCGATAGGAAAGATAGAAATGAAATATCCAACAGCAAAAGAAGAGGATATTCTTACTTCACAAAATCTTATAAAAAATGGTACAGTAATTGACAAATTCATGCAGTCTATTATCGTATCAAAAATTAACTACAATGATTTATTGATCGGTGATAAGAACTCTCTTATGATAGCGGGACGTATATTAGCATATGGCGCTGAGTATCCAATAGAATCAATATGCCCTGAATGTGGTACAAAATCTACTGAAGTAGTTAATTTATCTGAAGTAGAG